ACGAACGCCTCAACGACCGGCACGGGGCCGAACTGACATGGCCGATACCGTCATCACGCCCTTCAATCCCGACCCGAGCGCGAACTTCCAGTTCTCGGCGGTGCTCGATGGCGACACGTACACCGTGATTTGTACGTGGAACACCTACGCGCAACGGTACTACGTCAACTTCTATGACCTGACGGGCGTCGAGGTGCTGTCGTGCCCGCTGGTGGGCTCGCCGGATGACTTCAACATCAGTCTGACGGCAGAGCACTTCGACACGACGGTGATCTACCGTGACTCGCGCGCCGTGTTCGAGATTCCCGGCCTGCCGGTAACGCCGGCCGTGATCCGGCCGCCCGCGCCGCCGACCCCGCCGCCCCCGCCCCCGCCGCCGCTATCCGGGCCGCTGGATGACTACGCGGCTTACATGATGTTCTGCTACGGGCGAGAACGGCTTCTGAGTTCCTATGGCAACGGCCCGCTGTACCGCGTTCGTCGCTCGACCGACAACGTTCAAGCCGACATCCACCCGGCCCCGGACGGCACGGACACGGCCAACCTGGGCGCATTTGTCGGCTCAGCATCGGCCTATCTGGTGACATGGTACGACCAAAGCGGATTCGGCCTGAACCTCACGCAGGCGACGTCGAGCGCACAGCCGCTCGTGGTGAACGCCGGCACGATCCTGCCGAACTTCCAACCGAACGGAACGACGGACGGCATGGCGACGGCCGGCTCCGTGGCCGGCAGTGCCGGGATGTCGTTCTACTTCACGGGCGTGCCGTATCCGGCCGTAGGAACGGGCCTGCCGTTGATGTTCTCCATCAACGGCTCCGTGAAGCCCATCGTCATGGCCTACGCGATCCTGGGCGGCACCAACAATGGCCTTCTCGTTGGTGTCGGCAGCGCGAACGGGAATTCGTACAACCAGGGCCTTACCGATGACAGCTACGCGCTGGTTGTCGATACGACTCAGCCGACGTTCATCACGCAGGCAAACATCTACGTCGATGGCGGGAATCCGATATTCCACGGAGACACCGGGGTCGTGAACAACACCCCGATTGACGGAGGCCGACTCTGTTACGCCTCTTCGCTGGACTTTTCCACCGACTACAGCCAAGCGCAGCTTCGCGCCCTGGTCGGATATTCCGTTGCGCATGACTTGGCGACTGCTACAGTCATCAACGCGATTCTGGCCGCGACCTGACCGTGCGCGCCTACTACATCCGCATCACGAACCCGACTACCGGAAAGGTCGTCAAGTTCTACACCAGCTTCAAGCCCGACGGCTCGACCAATGGGGCCGCGCTGCGGATCGAGTTCGATATCCCGATCTACTCCTACGAGACGCCGGGGGGACTCGCTAAGGTCAAGGTCTACGGCGTGGACTTCCCGGATATTCAGGCGCAGTCCGACCTTAACGGCATGGACATTGAGGTCTACGGGGGGATGGCGAAGGGCCTGCCGCTGGCAAACCCGGCGCAGGCGGGGATTCTCGTCAAGGGGACGGTGTTCCAGTGCTTCGGGAACTGGGTCGGGCGCGAGGTGTCGCTCGAACTCTTCATCGTTGCGAAGGCCGCCCAGGCGAATCTAGCCTACAAGTGGCCGAAGGGTGGCTTGATGGAAGCGGCGGTTCGGCAGGCACTGAACATCGCCTATCCGGGCTCGACGGTCACGGGAGGCTTCAGCCCGTCGCTGGTCTACACCGAGGATCAGCCGTTCGCGTATCAGAACCTCACGCAGCTTGCCAAGTTCGTTTTCGACACCAGCAAGACCATCGTGACCGACCCGGCCTACCTGGGCGCGCGCATCATCCAGAACGCGAAGGGCTTTATCCTGAGCGACGGGACGAATCAGCCCACTGCCAAGCAAATCAGCTACCTTGACCTCGTGGGCAATGCGACGTGGATTGAGCCTCAGGTCATGCAGTTCATGTGCGTGATGCGCGCCGACCTGAGTCCAGGCGACATCGTGCAAATGCCGAAGGGCGCGAACCAGGTCAACCAACAGAACAGCTTTTCTCAGTTCCGCAACAAGACGGCATTCCAGGGGAACTTCTTCGTGCGCAGCCTGCGCCACCTCGGCGACAGCCGCCAGCTATCGGCGGAGTCCTGGGTCACAGTCGTTGAAGGAATCCCGCAGCCATGAGCGCGTCAACCAAAAAGCCGCTGCAACGCTCGCTCCCCGTTCTGCTGAGCGGAGCAATCAACGACGGCCAGCAATTGCAGTGCCAGGAGTGGCCCTGCACGGTCGTGGACGTGGACGGCGCTATCGTCACCGTCGCCTTCGAGGTGTCGAGCGAGTTCACGCTCCCTCAGGTGACGTGCCCCATTGCGGAGAGCCGCTACGTGCGCATTCCGGTGCAGGAGGGCGACCAGGGCATGGTAATGGCCGCCAGTACGCGCCTGGGTGGCGTCACCGGCCTGGGATCGGGCCTTGCGCCGCTGGCGAACCCCAGCAACCTCGGCGGCCTCGTGTTCGTCCCGCTGGGCAACAAGGCGTGGCCGACCATCGACGCGAACGCAGTCGTCCTTCAAGCACCGAACGGGGCCAAGATTCTGACCGACGACGGCGCCTCGGAAATCATCGTTGACACGGGCCAAGTGCAGGTCACGCAGGGATCGACCACGGTTACCGTGTCGGGCGGCGATGTCACCATCTCGGCGCCGAACAATGTCACGATCACGGTGCCCCTGACGACGATCAACGGCGACTTGTCCGTGAATGGTGATACTGACGTGTCCGGGACGTTGAGCGTTGGCGGAAGCGCCTACATCACGGGCACAATGCAGGCTGCATCGGCAGAGATTGCCGGCAATTGCAGCGTCGGAACTCTAACGGTGGGCGGAAACGACTTCTCATCGCATGAGCATACGCCGGGAAGCTATCACGTCGGGTCGAATGCGGTCACTGGCGCATCAGGGGGTGTGGTTTGAGAACCTACGGCCGGCAAAAGCAGCCCGATGGCTCGTGGGGGCCATGGATCACGATCACCAACACTCAGGCCGTGTGGCTGGCGACGCTCGTCCAATCTCTGCGCCTGAGCATCAACGAGAGCCCGCTGTATGGCAACTTCGGCATTCCGGCGCAAGCCTCCGTCACCACGCAGATTGCCCCGGACGCGGCTGTCGCGGCCATGCAGGCGTACTACACGCAGTATTTCGTGAGCCTGACCGTCTCGGCCGTTCCGGGCGCCTCGGAGCCCACCTACAGCGTGGAAGTCGTTCTAAACGATGGCACGATCCTCAACGAAACCGTAGCGACCTGATATGCCACTCATCACCAGCGCCGGGGCGATCCCGACCAGCGTCAGCGACCTGAACGCGGCGCTCCTTGCGACGGCGCTTCAGCTTTCGCCGGGCCTGACCTCGAACCTCCCGGGGTCGCTGATCGAAGACCTTTCGAGCACGGCGACAGGCGCTCTCGTGGTGCAGGATCAGGCGGCGGTTGACCTGATCAACTCCATCGGGCCGACGCAGGCGAACGAGGTGATCCTCTATCAGCTCGGCGCGCAGAACGGCATCCCTCGCGGCATCGGCTCGAACACGAGCGTGTTCGTGGTGTTCTCCGGGACACCGGGTTTCGTGGTGAACGCTGGCACCATCGTCGGCGACGGGACGCACCAGTACGTCACGCAGGAGGCTGCGATCATCTCGCCACCTGGCCCCATCGGGCAGAGCGCGCAGACGTTCTGTATTGCCTCTGAGTCGGGATCGTGGGCCGTCCCCATCGGCACGGTCACAGAGGTTGTGACGAGCATCCCGCCCGCCTACCAGGTGACGTGCACGAACACGGCGACGGGCATTCCGCAGACCGACCCGCAGACGCTGCCTGAATATCAGGCCCAGGTCATCCAGGCCCAGCAGGCGGTGGCAACGGGGACGCCGCCGACCGTCAAGACCGCGCTTCAACTGGTCAACGGCGTGCAGGCGCGGCTGGTGGCGTTCCGGCAGACGGGCGGAGGCTGGCAAGTCATCGTCGGCGGCGGCGATCCCTATCAGGTCGCAAACGCCATCTTCCAATCGATGTTCAACATCCTGGACTTGGTGGGCGCAGCCACGCTCGGCACAACCGAGGTCATCGCGATCAACGACTTCCCGGACACCTACGAAATCACGTTCGTGGTGCCGAACCAGCAGATCGTGGAACTCATCATCACCTGGAACACGGAGGCCACGGCCAATTTCGTGTCCCCGGCCGTCGTGGTGTCGCTGGTTAATCCGGCGATGGTGAACTACATCAACAGCATCGTCGTCGGCCAGCCTATCTCGGAACTGTCGCTTCAGGACGTGTTCATCACGGCGGTGGCGGGATCGATCCCTGAGAGCGTCATCTCGAAACTGCAATTCGTGGTGAAAATCGATGGTTCTATCGTCGCCCCTCCGACGGGTGGTGTTCTGATATTCGGTGACCCGGAGTCGTATTTCTTCGCCGTCTCCACGGGTATCGCAATTAACCAGGGGTGAGCGGTGAACATCACGTCCACCATTCCATCATAT